AAAAACAGAAAAGAAAAAAAAATAGAAGAAGAAGAAGAAGAAGAAGAAGAAGAAGAAGAAAAAAAATAATTTCTATAAATTTTTTTTCTATACTGATATTATAAAATGAGTGCCGTCCTTAATCAACCTTTAGATTTTGTTAGAAATCAATTTCACGATCGTCTAGTTCAGGTTTCCGTTTACAGTGGTTTAGTCTTCTATATTCTATCTAATCCCACAGTATTCACATTTGTTGAGAAAAACTTTCCATTTAAGATCCAGAAAGATATGCAGCTTGTTTTTCATACCGTTCTCTTTATGCTGTTTATGTACTTAGGAACCAAGTTTTTCTTTGATCCAGTATTCGGTAGAGTTATGGAGGGATACAAGAATAAGGTTAGAAAGCAGCAGCCAGCTAGAAAAGTTGCTCCAAGGCGTAAGTAAATATTAAATATTAAATATTAAATATTAAATATTAAATTCATTTTTAACTTAATTATTTAAAAATAATTTATATCATAAAATATAAATTATGAGTAATACAAATATTATGAAAGAAGAATCGAATGAAAATATCATTCAGGATAAAAAGATAATAAATGAAAATCTAAGCGAAAGTTTGGATAGTATTGCATTAAATAATTTAAGTCTTTTAGTAAAAGAAGAAAATAATCCATTTACAAATAATCGTTTTATATTACAAAAGAATAAAATGATAGAAAATGATGATGAAAATATTGATATAGTTTATTCATTAAATGATCTAGAAAATACAATTTATTTTACATTTAATCAGTGTATGAATATTTTATCACATAGTGAAACAGATGTATATATAATGTTACATTCATTATTTAATGCGTTAGATGTAGTTGAGGAATATTATAATGAAAGAAAAGATACAAGTCTTTATTTTGAAAATATATTAGATGATACAGAAAATAAATTAATGAATCATAAAAATAATTATTATAATAAGAATATCTGTTCTAAATTTATGAGAGAATTGGGTAATAAGATTCATAATATTTTAATGGATGCATCACAAGAAGTATTTAAATTTCATTGGCATTATCATTCTTTTGATTCTTATGAAGATTCTGAAGATTCTGAAGATACTGATGATTCTGAAGATACTGATGATTCTGAAGATACTGATGATTCTGAAGATTCAGATGTTAAAGATAAAGAATGTTAAATAGTAGGAATATATCTGTAAGCCTCTTTATTATAAATTGTTGCTGTTTTATTTGAACCATCTATATTAATTGTTTGATTATCATATATTTCAGAACATCCTCTTTCATCGGTACAATCTTTATTATTTAAATGTAACGGGATAGGTATTTGATTATAATCATTGCTTAATATGAAATAATTCCATAAATTGGACCCTCTATATGTTTCTCTTCCTACTAACTTTTGTAGATCACCAGTATCATCCTTTAAGTATCCAACTGATTCATAATTAGTAGGCATACCTCTTGTCGGAATATTAAATTTAGGTCTTTGATCGAGATAATTAGCCCAAGTCATTTCATTATTTTTTCTGTATGGTTTTTTTACTATGGGGTCATAATTACTATCTTCTAAATAAATAGTTTCAGTATTATTTTCTTCTTTATCAATCATATAAAGATAATTATCAAACTCATCATCTTTTTTTAAAATCTGATACATTAAGAATCCTATTATTACACATAATAGGACTGTTAATGGATCTAAAGTAATCTCTATATTACCTTTTTTATTTAAGCCGCCGCCGTTAAGTTTTTTCCCACTCTTCTTTTTCATTTATATATAAATATAACATTTGATTTTTATTTAAACAAAATTATTCATAATTATTTATAAGATGGTTAAGTTCAATATTATAGTATGTACAAATAAACAGGGGATAATCGGCAGTAATAATGAACTTTATATTAAATGTAAAGAAGATATGATATATTTTCAAGATATAACAATTGGTTCATATAATTCACAAAATATAAACTCAAAAAAGAATGTAGTAATAATGGGCTATAATACTTGGAAATCAATTCCTCAGAAATATAAACCATTAAAAGATCGTATTAATATTGTAATAAGTTCAAGAGATACAGATGAATATTATGGTGATGCAATTGTTCATAAAGATTTAAGGTCAGCATTAATGATGTTTAATAGATTAGAACGCAATGAAATCTTTGTAATTGGGGGTGAAAAGATTTATAATGATTGTTTCGGTCAATTTAAAGATTCAATTAATCACGTTTATAAAACATATGTAGAAGAAGTATGTGATGAATATCATATATATAAATATTTTAATTTTGATGATTCAGATTATATTAAAACATCATCAGAAAAACTAAGAGATGTTAATATAGAAGTATATAGAAATAAAGGATTTATTAAGAAAACTGTAGATATAAATTTTATAAGATATACAAATAAGAATAATATTGATGAATATAATTATTTAAATGTATTAAAAGAAGTTTTTCAAGAAGGAACTAAGATAGAGGGAAGGAATGGCTCAGTATTGAGTATGTTTGGTCAAAGAATGATTTATGATTTAGACAGATTTCCTTTACTCACTACAAAAAAGATGGGGTATAAAACAATTCTTAAAGAATTACTCTGGTTTTTAAAAGGATCAACCGATAATAGAGAATTAATTAAAGAAAATGTTCATATCTGGACTCAAAATTCAACCAAAGAATTCCTAGAAAGTAGGGGATTGACTTATGAAGAAGGTGATTTGGGGCCTGTATACGGATTTCAATGGAGACATTTTGGCGCTGACTATAATACATCTGATACAGATTATCGTGGCTGTGGTAAAGATCAAATAGATTATATTCTTAATCTTATAAAAAATGAACCAACATCTAGAAGAATAATCTTATCGGCCTGGAATCCATCTGATCTAGATAAGATGGCTTTACCACCGTGTCACGTTTTATCGCAATATTATGTAAATGAAAAAGAAGGTACTCTAAGTTGTCAATTATATCAAAGATCGGGGGATATGTTTTTAGGTGTTCCATTTAATATCGCATCTTATGCTTTCTTAACTTATATCTTTGCACATCTAACGGGATATAAACCGGGAAAACTCATTCATATTATTGGAGATGCTCACATATATGAAGAACACATAGAAGTTGTAAATAAGCAATTACATAGAGAACCCAAATTATTTCCTAAACTAACTATATCAGATGATCTTAAAGATATAGATAATATTAAGTTAGAACACTTTACATTAGATGAATATGAATCATATGAAGCACTGAAGGCTCCTATGATCGCTTAATTATTATACTTTAACAAATACCACCAAGTTGTAGTTGGTCTTACATTTATATCTTCCTCAAATTTCATATATTTTTTATCTTCGTATGCTGTATGAGATTTTCCATCAAATTGCCACATCCATTGCCCAGTAATTGTATACAAACTCATATATAACATGAATGGATTAATTAATAATCCAAATAAAATAGATGCTATATGAGGAAATTTAATTTTATCAGGGTTTCCGAAATGATTCTCATCCGAAATACTAGCCATATAATAATGCCACGACATATCATCATTTTTTATTAATGTATAATCATCTTCATGTGCTTTTTCAAATAACCTTTGATTATCAGAATCTAAATGATACCAACCACCATATGCTCTTTCTATAATATATGAGTTAATTGTATTACAATATTTAGGATTAAGATGTAATGTCGTTCCATATATGTATTTATACTTGGAATTCTCTTTGAAATATGATTTACAGTGATTTAATATTTGTTTTCTAACTTTGTTTTCTCTATCGATTCCTACTTTAGAACCAGGGAATCCACTCGTCATATGTTCCAATGAACCAAAAAATGTGATTATGTCATATTTATTAACAAATTGCTCATGTTTATCAAAATATTTTCCTTCGTGCGCTATAAGTCCATTTTTCTCTATAAAATCTACTTGTTCTGTAGATATTGTTAGACCCTCACAATGTATTCCTTTTTGACTACAATATAATAAAAAATCACCATTTCCACAACCCATATCTAAGATAGATATTTTACTTAATTCATCTTTCTTTAATTTATCTAATCCTAAATAAATCATAAATTTATCAAATGAATTATTATTGGCTTGTTTATCTGTTAATTTCATAGAATCTTCTAGTGTCATCCTCGAATTATTATCATATAAATCATATAAGTATATTCCTTCAGTAAGATTCTGTGAACCATTATTATTATATATAAAGTGATTAGTAGTTATATCATAAAACATTTTGGTTCTATCATAATTGTTATACATATCTATATCATAATTTATGAACAATAATTCATTAATCACAAATAGTACTATAGGTATAAACAATATACCTATATGATCTATTTTATAATACAAAAATAAGGTAAATAACCAAATAAATAGTTGTAAAATAGTATTCTTATTTGTTAATACTACACTACCAATATTGCAGATAATAACTATATGTAAAATTATTATCACACACAAGATAATTTTTATAACTAATTCTTTCTCCATTTTATATATTTATCTTATATATTTTACTATAATTAATTAGACGTAGCACTTAAGGCTCCCTTGATCATTAATTCATTTAAATCATCTTCTAGATATGTATAAATAGTAAATGAATCAAAATCATAAAAAGATAAAATTAAACGATACATATTATACAAGATAATAATAAATATTTCATTATATTATAATAATGAAAGAAAATAAAAAAATTATTAAAGGAAGGGGTAAAATACACTTTCATCACGAAAAAGATAGAGAAAAAATGGAAAAGAAATATCCAAATATAGAATTTGAAAAAATGAATCCATTAACATTTACTACAACATATAAGGGAAATGAACAATTTGAAGTTGAAATAAAAGTCGGTGATACTAAAATACCTTGCTCATTTAAGAAATGGGCGTGGCCCTGGAAATATGGAACAAACGTGGAATTAAGATTACATTTTAAAGATTTAAAAAAGAAAGTGATTACTCATATTACAGGTGGTATTCAGGGAAAATTATTTAAATTATACAGATATGATTATGAAAAGATGATGAAAGATAAGAAAAAGGGTGGAGCTATGTGTTGGCCGTGTTTATTCGCTACTATACCTAAAAAGAAGAAAGAAAAAAGAGGAGGTGGTAAGCGAACATTTAAGAAGGAGCAAAAGAAAGAAAATAAAGAGTATTATAATTCTGTTAAGAAGTGTCGTAAAATGAAAGATAAAACAGAAAAAGATAGAAATAAAAAAGGAAATTGTTATTTACCTCTGGATAAAAATAGATATAAAATATTACAATATTTAGAAAAAGAATATCCGAAGGAATGGTTGGAATTTAAAAATAGAAAGGGAGGTATGAATGGAAATAGTTTTCATAATGCTACTCGTTTAGAGGGTTCTTGGTTGTATGATTGGAAACCCTACAAATAAAATATTAATTATAAACATCTTGTAGCTAGATCATCTGCGCGTTCATTCCCTAATGAATGAATATCTTTTTTCTTTGTATGTCCTCTAATATGAACAAATGAAACATTTAATATTTTCATAATACATTTGATAGGTTGAATAAATGAAACATTCTTTTTGCTATTTAATGATCCATCTTTTGACCATTGATCATACCATTTAGTGATAGCATCAATACTATATTGAGAATCAGTATAAATGATAATTTTTTCTTTAATCCCTTGTTTATGACATTCTTGTAAAGCATATAATATAGCAGTAAGTTCGGCTTTATTATTAGTAGGATTATCAATTGTTAATCTTGATGATATATCATTCATAGAAACTTTATTATTTTCAGAAAAGTGAACACCCACACCAGCGACAACATTTTTACATTTTGATCCATTATTTTTACACGCGCCATCAGTATAAATGATAATTGTATCCGGATTTATAACAATCTTTTCTTTTCTTTCATCGAGGAACTGATGGAGAAATTGATGAATATCATTAAATTTAATTTGAAACCAAGGTTGTGAATTTAACCAAAAGAGATATTGTCTATCTTTTTGATATATATCATTAAAAGAGTGATTTCTGTATTTTCCAAAAGGAATAGTTTCATCCATTATTAAAAGAATATATACAAATTATTTAACCAAATTATTTAACCAAATTATTTAACCAAATTATTTAACCAAATTTATCAAATTTATTTTTTTGAAGATTTACGCTTTTTAGATCTTTTTTTTGTAGATGATGTCATTTTAGATAATCTTAATGAAGCCGGGCCAGTTGAATTGGGTTTATCAGAAAGGGGGATATAACTTGGTTCTATAGATGATAAGAAAGATATCATCGAATTATTTGATTTAGATAATAATTTCATTTTTTCTTTTGCATTTTCGTGTTTACCAGATTCAATATCTTTTATGATAGATCTACGAATTTTTCGATCATTTAATCTTTGTTTTAATCTTTTCTTACGATCATTTTTTGTTAAGACTTTAACATCTGATTTTCTTTTAATAGATGAAGATCTTTTATTTTTTCTTTTAACTTTTGTAGATCGTTTAATTTTACGATTAGATTTTTTAACTCTAGAAGATCGTTTATTTTTTCTTTTTTTTCCACCCCCAACAAATGCGATAACTTCGGGTCTAACACCACCCATAAAATTAGCAGCAGTGGAAGCGAGTGATTCCATAGTTACACCATAACCAGCAGTATGAAATATCATTATATTAATAGAATATAAAATAATTATATCAATACTTAGAAATGAATTCATCAATTAATCTATCTAATGAACAGGGTCCTATATCCATAATTAATTTATGATATTCGATAATTTTACCAGGATATTTTTCTAAATAGAGATCTCTTAATTTCAAAAATGTTAATTCGCCTATTTTATATGCTAAGCCTTGCCCTGGATCAGAAATATATCTTAAAATTTCCGATTCAATATGAGATTGTGAATAATGTAAATATTTATTCATATAATCAACTGATTTTTTAAATGACCATTGATAATAATGAATTCCTGTATCTATGACTAAACGCAACGCACGATGTAATTCATATCTTAATTTAAAAATATATTCTTTTTTTGATTGAGGATTTACAAAATTTTCACAATAAGTGGCCCATCCTTCAGTATATCCAGTGTTATTTTGATCTTTAATATATATAGGAATTCTTTTATCTTGATTATGTTTTAAAAGTTGATAATGATGTCCTGGTAAACATTCGTGAATGCAAAGAGTTAATAATTCATATTTTTTGGGTTTAAAATTAGTATTTACAAAAAAGGTCCCTTTCTTTTTACCATCAAAAGAAGGCTTAGCATAATATGCAAAATGAATATTAGATTCATTGGGAACTCTTTTAACTAAAGGCATATCATCCTTTTTTAATGATTCACCAAATAATTCGGGTAATAATTCATCATTAAGTTTTTTCAATATATTATGGATAGATTTTATAGGATCTTTATCTTTAACTTCAATCATTTGAAATAACTCCTTTAAAGAATTCTTTTTGTAAAATTTCTGATAAATCTTTAATTCAGAATGAATACGTTTAACTTCATTTAATCCTAAGTTATGTATTCTGTGAGGATTCATATAATTTAATGTGTTTTCTTTTAATAATCCATTATATAGTGATTTACCATTTTTTATACTAGATAATGAAATAGAATCTGTACATTTACAAATATAATCATTTTGTAAAAAATGAACTAATTTATGAATAGAATTCACGAGATATATATTAATTGATTCAAAAAAGAATTCTTTTATTTTAGGTGGGGGTTTAAGAGTTATAATTTGATCTAAGGGTGTTTTAAGGAAATCTTGATATTGATTTAATAATACAAAAGCTAATTTTTTAGGAAGAACTATTTTATTTTTTATACCTTTTTGACACATCTTAATCATTGAATCACATATTTCGGGTACTTTTTCTAATCTTTTTATGTAATCTTTGTAACTAGAAATATCAGTAAATTCATAAAATCCATCTCCATTTATATCTGATATCATATTTAAAGGAAAGTTATTTAAAGGATCAAAAGGAATAAAATCATTATCGTAAGATAATTCATCTAAATAAATTTTGATATCATCTAATAAGATTATATCATATTTTGTTCTTTTGTTTATATCTTTTGAAAGAATTCTTTTTTTATATGTTTTTAAGAGTTTGATAAATTTATTTTTAAATTCATCTGTAAAAATATTGATAATAACTTGTCTTAAATGTTTATATTGTTTGAACCTATAAATATCATTCACATTGGGAGTTAATTTTATACAATCAAACAAAAATTTATCACATAGTTCCATACTAATAGATAGATTTAAATATCATTTACATCAATAAAAAAGTCTTCTTTTTCTTCTTCTTCTTCTTCTACTTCTTCTTTTTCTTTAACTTTCTTTTTTATATTTTCATCACTATCATTTTCATCATCTGATTCACTTGAAGAAGATATTTGTGAATAATCAAAATAATTATCATCTTTTTCATTAAAAGAATCTTCAGATGAAATCTTAAAATTAGATGGTATCTCATTTTTATTAATTAATTTACTAACTTCATCATCAGCATATTTGTGAATAATACTACATTTATCATCCTGAAAATCCCACAAACCAATTAAAACAATATCATCTTTATTAACCCATACTTTCTTTCTCATTTTACCTTTTACAACACCGATTCTAGTTTTGCCATCAAGTGTGAAAACTTCAAAACGACAATTTCCTAATCCTCTAACAATACGCCCATATTCTTCAGATTCTTTAGGATCTTTCAGGATTAGTTCTTTAACAAAAGATTCAGATGCTTTCTTTCCTTTTTTAAATTTCTTGCCTCCCTTTTGGTTCGGCATAATGATTATTTAATCTAATTAAATAAACGCAAATTGTTTTTAAATATTATGGGTTAAATAATATTTAGATAAATGAATGATAGTTAAAAGATTAGTTAATTATTTGTGATAAGTTTTTTTAGCGACTTTCATAGCATCACCTAATTTAATACTTGAGTTCTTCTTTTTCATTTCTCTAAATACACTCATTAAATGTTTATTCCAAGGACTTGCTGCTTTCTTACTTTTACGACTTTTCTTAGCTTTTCTACGCGCGGGCTTGGATGAATGCTTCGATACACGGGAAGACTTACGGGAAGACTTACGGGAAGACTTACGGGAAGACTTACGACTAGACTTTTTAGAAACACGACGACTTCTTTTGGGGGCACGGGCAGTTCTGGATCTTCTCATTTTATATATTCATATAGAAAAAAATTTTACGATTATAATACTTTAAATTTTCTATCCCTAGAACTAAAATCTGTAATTAGTAAAAATTACTTATAAAAAATTTATTTAAATTTATTAAATGAGAATATTTAATGTTACTAATATGAATAATATATATTGTAAATATTCAATTGAATTTTTAAAGAAAGAGTTATCTTTAATAAAATGGTTTCCAAACGTACAAACAGAAATTCATAATCATAAAGGGAAAAGATGTTCATATTTTTTATTAACAGGACCACTAATAGAAACAATATATGGACACAATTTTAAAGATTATCCTATACCAAAATCACAAAAAAATCATAGAAGATGGAGTATAGGATATATAGATGATAATATAGGATATCATTCAATGAAAAATCCTTGTAATAAAAATAAATATTCTTTACATTATTATCGTTAATCTAATGGTTGTTTTTTTAAACGCTTCAAGGCATCCTGTATTTCTTCTAATGAAGGAACCCTATTGTCTTTCTTTTTTTTAGATATATTATCTATATTTGACACTTTAGTAAAAGAATTCCTTTTCTTTAATTTAACAGAATGAAGCATATCGGCAGTTATAAGATTTCTTGATGGAGTATTTATGATTTTTTCATTATTCTCTAATAATGAAGGATCAACATTATCTTGTTTCATTTTTTGTATAACAGCATTTTTAGGGACACCTACTTTAATCATAGAATGATATTTAGAAATAGATGAAAAACTTTTAGGCAAAGGTGGAGGAGGGGGAATTTTTTTATCTACAAAAGAATAATCTTGAATTTCTAAATTTTCATCAATACGACTTTGTAAAAGAAGCCATTGAAACCATATTTGATTTTTTTGTACCCATAAACCCGATAAATGTATAATAAAACTACCATATGAAAAACATTCAATAGTAGATATTTGTTTTTTTTGATTATTATAATGTTTGGATGAATTAATAATCTTTAATTTCATACATTCAGAATAAAGACTATCTTTTAAAAAAGGATTTACAGAGTAATTATTAAAATTCTCTGTTATTTTATCTTGTATATTAATAAAATCTTTTAATAAATTCCGTGTGATTTGATCATTTTCTTTATTATGAAAAGATATTGTACAATGAGTTTTATTTTTTTGTTCATTTTGAGTTATACCATAAGGTATGAACATTTGTGGAGTTTGAATTACTAAAGGAATTCTTTTTTTATCAGAAATAATATGTATAGGTATAAATGAATAATCATCTGAGAATTTTTTAGAGGTAGCTAATTTTAATTTCATTTTAGATAAATCTTCATTATGAAATATTTTCATAAATTTACTTAAAATATATTACATAATAGTAATTAGAAATAACCTTATATGGAGAGTAATAATGAAGAATTGTGTGGTATATGTGGTGATACCTTAAATCAAAATTCAGTGTATAAATTGCATTGTAATCACGAATTCCATTATGAATGTATTTATAAAACACTTCTAAATACACGTAGTAGTTGTAATAAATGTCCATATTGTCGCCAGACATTTGAAACATTAGATCCGGTAAATGGATTAAAAGATCTTAAATATGGGATTCATTATTTGGATAAAAAAAATAAACCAGAATATACAAATATAAAATGTGAACATATAATAAGTCGTGGTAAGAATAAAGGAAATAAATGTGGTAAAAATTGTCAATTGGGGTCTTATAATTGTGGTTTACACAATAAAGACAATAAAGACAATAAAGACAATAAAGACAATAAAGACAATAAAGACAATAAAGATAATAAAGATATAAGCACTTAATAAATTAATGAAACGATAATATGAATAATGATAAATGTTGTATTTGTTGTATTTGTTTAAAAGAAATGAAAGATGGTGATATACTTAAAATCTTATCTTGTGTTCATAAATTACATTTTAAGTGTTATAAAGAGTATATAAAAACACAAAATGTTCGACATTTTATCCTATGTCCTCTTTGTCGTGAATTGAATAGTGATATAACTATACCTGGTGAAACATCATATGATAAACTAGGGAATATATGTGAGAAACGTTCACGTTGTAGAGGTATAACAAAAGAAGGAAAGAGATGCAAAAATAAATGTTGTTTATTAAATTATGGTTATTGTAATATTCATCATAAAAATATTCTAAAAGAAGAACAACAATACGATATAATTTTTAGATATATAAATCATTGTTTATATTCACCACAGAATTGGAAAACGCGTGTGATCTTAATAGATATAGCGAAAAAACTATTAGTAAAATATAATGTAAAAGAATTTTATGAATTTATATATTATTTATATAAGTGTTCAGAAGAACAAAAACTTAAATACGACGATGAAGTAGTTAAAAGAAATGAAAAATATATATATGAATATTACGATTTGGAATTACCACCGGATGATTGGATAGATGAATGTTTAAGAGATAAAAAACTATATTAACACTAAAGATACATTGTTGGAGGAGGAATATCTAATTCATTTTCCTTAAGCAAAGATTCAATATGATCATTCGTTAGAGTAATGGGTAATTTAAAATCTTTAATTTTAGTTTCCAGAATCATATCATCATTATCAGTAAGATTATATAGATTAATAATAGAAACTATATTTTCTAAACATCTTTTAAGATTTCTCACTCCTTCTTCGGATTCAGTAAATTTTTCAATTATAAATGTAATCAAATTATCGGAAAAAATAATATCATTATTACAATAATCATAAGTCTTATAAATTTCAGGTAATAGATAATTTTGAGCAATTTTAATCTTATCTTTTATATCATATCCTTTTGTTCGAATAACTTGCATTCTGTCTTTAAGTATTCTATTTATTAGACATTCATCATTAAATGAGAAAACGAAGAGAATTTTAGATAGATCTATATTTACACCTGGGAAATAATTATCGTGAAATTCTTTATTTTGAGAAGAATCTGTCATATGAATAAGCATATTAATTATTTCGTCACCCTTGCTTGTATCGCTTACTTTATCTAATTCATCAAAACAGATAATAGGATTCATACATTTACATTTATGTAATATATCAATAATACGACCCCATCGTGAACCTTCATAAGTATAGCAGTGACCATCAAAGAAAGAAGAATCAGATGCTCCTCCTAAAGCAATAAATGCGAATGGGCGATTTAATGATTTAGCTATCCCTTCTTTAATAAGTGTTGTTTTACCATTACCCATCGGACCTTGTATTGCTAAAACATTACCACCTGAATTAGTATTTCTGATCCATTTACCGATAACTTGTAAAATATGTGATTTAGCATCTTTATGACCATAAACCGCTTTATCTAAGTGAGAGCAAGTATTTGTTAAGAATTCTTTTTTTATTGTGCAATCATCGGTGGGTTTAACTGGTAGATCAACAAATGTATTAAATGGTATATTAATTAAACCATTAATCCATTGATGCATTTTTGAATATTCACCCGTTGAGACATCCATTTCAGATAATTTATCTAAATTAGCAAGAGCTTTTGCTTTAGTTAAATCATCCATTTTAGATTCCAAGACTTTAAATTTAAGAGGAACACTTGTATCATTGATTTTATATAATTCTCTCATTTGTTTAAGATATGCTTTTTTCTTTTCTTTCTTTAAACCGTGAAAATATTCAATATGTCCATCTTCAGAATTATCTAAAGCATACATATCAACTAAATCAGTAAATTCTTGATCATAATCATCCAATTCTAGATCAGAATCTTCATCAGAATCTTCATCATTATCTTCATCAGTAAATGTATCTGAATCTTCATTAAATGATATTTCTGAATTAGATGTAGAATTATCTTCCAATGATTCTTCTTCATCCGGATTAAAATCTTCATCATCTGAATCAGAATTATCAGAAAATGATATATTTTCTTGTATGAGAATTTCTATAGTTTTATCATTAGATGATAATTTATCATCACCTTCAAAACCTTCAACACTTTCATCACTTTCATCACTTTCATCACCGAGTTGCATTTTCTTTTTTAATTTTTTCATACGCTTTAATTTTTGACGATCAGCGTCTAATTGAGCATTCGCCCGATTAAGAATATATCCCATTAATAAATTACCAATATCTGGATTATCTTTTTCTTCAATATCGGGAAAATCTATAATTTCAGTAGTAATTTTATTTTTTTTACTTTTATTCTTTTTATTTTTATTATTTTTATTCTTTTTATCATTATTATCAATATATTCATCTAAATAGTCAACAGTAACAATATTACCACGACTTAATCTTGATAATTCTTTTTGTAATTCAATTTTTCCCTTTAAAGTAAATTCTTCATCACATTCATAATCAATGAAACCGGCTAAATTACCGTGTTCATCTATATCATCATTATTAGGAGGCGTTTGACTCATTTTAACCCTAGGTGATGTATTTTGGGATTTAGATCTAGTAGTCATTTTATGATTATTCATATTATTAATGTATCTCATATTTTTAAATATGAAAAATATACATAATATAAATTTGATTTAGATTTAAAAATATAAATACTAATATATAAATACCTATGACATTTGATTTCAATCCCGATACTAAAAATGTCTCAGGGGTACAGTTCAGTATCGCATCACCGGAAGAAATACGAAAAGTATCTGTTGTAGAGATTACAAAAACAGAAACATATGAAAAAGAAACACCAATTATTAAAGGTCTATTTGATCCTAGGATGGGTGTAACTGAAACAGGTAAGATATGTAGTACTTGTAATCAAAATAATATATTGTGTCCTGGTCATTTTGGTCATATAGAATTAGCACGTCCGGTATTTAGTTATCATTTTATAAATACAACACTTAAAGTATTGAAATGTGTGTGTTGTAAATGTTCGAAATTACTAATAGAAAAAGATTCCGATATAATGAAAACGTTGTTAGATAAACCAAATAAAATACGATGGAATGAAGTATATAATATGTGTAATAAAGTTAAAATATGTGGTGAAGAAACACTAGACGGGTGTGGAACAAGACAACCTGATAATTACAAGAATGATAGTGTTGTTGGGATAAAGGCTACTTGGAGGTCAGAAAAAGACCAACCACCAATTACACAAACATATGATGCTGAACTAGTAAAACAGATATTTGAAAGAATATCAGATGAAGACTGTAATATATTCGGATTTTCAGAAAATTGGTGTCGTCCAGAATGGCTAATATGTTCTGTATTGCCAGTGCCACCACCAGCCGTTAGACCATCTGTTCAACAAGATAATTCTCAAAGGA